AGGGCGGGACTTACGGGAACGCCTGACCACCCCATTAAATGCGATGACAATAACTATGAGCCGTTGGAGACGGCACGAGAATGCCATCGGATTTTGTGGGAGGACGCGGAATGGTTGAGACTGTTACATTCAATGGAATCAAGTATAGGCGGTACCCGGACGCGAAGAACGCGTCGGACAGAAAATACTACAAGGCGGGAAAAGCCGACAGAATTGCTGGCAGAGCTGGATACCTTCACAGAGACGTATGGAAAGCCGCTCACGGAGAAATACCGCCGGGATGTGACATCCACCATAAGGACGGCGATCCTAGCAACAACGACGTCTCGAACCTTGAATGCGTCGAAAGGTCTAGGCACCATAAAGAGTACCATCCAGTCCGAGATCCAAGAGCATTTACGGCGGATGATTACAAGAAAGCCGCTGACTGGCACAGAAGCGAGGAAGGACACAAATGGCACACAAGGACTTCCCGGCTTTACGAGCGCAAGTGCCCGCTTTGCGGAGCCGTCTACCAAACGAAAGGAAACGAAGGGAAGAATTGGAGCGGAAAGCGGTTCTGCTCTAGGCATTGCGCCCAAGTCTACAACAGCGGAGCGCGTAGAGGACGTATACAACCTGTCGGTGACTGGGACGCATACATACTTCGCAAATGGGGTGCTCGTGCATAATTGCGACGCGGTCGAATACGTGATTTACCGCCTAGTGCGGAGCGACCCGGACTTCATGGACTTGAAGGACTTGGCGCGGGAGACCGCCAAGGAAAGCGGATACTTGAAGATGGGGGTATGACAATAGGTATATGGCTACATTCAAAGAGTTGGCGACAACGGAAAAGGACGGACGGCACAAGGCCATATTCGAGGCCATAGCCGCCCACGAAAGCGACGCTAAAGAGACTGAGGACGGCTACCAAGAGATAGCCCTTGACGCGGGCGAGCTGGGCTTGATACGCGACAAGATGGCGGAAATCGTGCAGGACGCGAGGGCCGCGGAGGGAGAGACGCAAACGGCGGCGGAGATGAAGGCCCGCCTTTTGTCGGACTTCCCAGCCAAGATGAAGGCGCGCATTGAAGCGATCCAAGCGCGGGCGAGGCTCGCGAAGACCCCCGGCATCGTGCAGGACGGCTACGCCAACCCCGTGACGGGCATAGGAACGGCCATAGACCCCGGCATGGCGGCGGAGGCCTTCATTCCCGTGTCGATACTTCCCTCCGAGGCGACGGCCTACTACGCCAACGGAGGAATCCCCCAAAGAATCATAGACAAGAAGGCCGGGTGCTTGGCGCTTGACGGAGTCCACTTCGAGTGCCCGGGCATGAAGCCGGACGACTTGGCGGCGCTTGACGCTTACGCCGAGAAGTGCGGGTTTTCCGACGCTTACCTTCAGGCGGCGACGCAGGCCTTGATTTTCGGCGGCTCGGTCGCCTATCCCGTCCTTGAGGGCGACAACCCGCTCTCGTTCCAAAAGGGCCTTGAGGAGAGCTTGCGGGGCTTGAGAAAGGACAAGGGCTTCATAAGGTGGTGGGTCAACGCCGACCGCTGGAACTGCGTGTTCGTGCCGGAGTACAACATCACGGCGCAGGACTATTTGTACGCAAAGAGCCTTTTCATTCCGCTCGGCGGAGTGCGCGTGAACACGGAGCGCATGGCGATGGTTCGCCCTCGCAAGCTGCCGTTTTGGGGAGCCATTCAGCAAATGGGCTGGGCGACGAGCGACTTCGAGGGCTGGATTAAGGACTTTGAGGCATACCAGATAATGAAGATGTCGCTCCCGATTATGGCCCAGCAGTCGAGCCTCATGTACCACTCGATGCCCGCCGACGGGCTCATCATCGAGAACGGCCCGGAAGCCGCCAAGAAGTGGTTCCAAGAGAACGAGAAGCAGATGCGCGAGTGGTCAATGCTCCATCCGCGCGCGATAAACAGCATCGGAGAGATAAAGATATTGGAGAGGACTTACGCCGGATACCGCGACTTGATGAAGGAGAGCGCCTTGGCTCTTTGCGCGTCAAGCTCGGTGCCGGAGAGCGTCCTTTTCGCGGAAAAGGCCACCGGCTTGGCGAGCGACAACCGCGACGACGTCGCTCTCAAACAGTCGGAGACGATACGGCTTTTGTTCAACAACGTGGCCCCCTCCTTCAAGAACTGCGTGAAGCTCCTTGTCGCCTCGTGCTTTGGAAGGAACAGCGAGCAGATGAAGTTCGCGGACAGCGTGCGGATAAAGCCCGACAGCGGCGTGGTTCTCTCGGACATGGACAAGGCCCAGCTGGGACAGGCGTTCAGCGCCATATCCGGCCAGTTCGTGGCGGCGGGGGTTCCCCTCGCGAGCGCGGTTCAGATAGCCAAGTCCTTCGTTCCCGCGGCGGAAATCGACGAGAAAACGATGGCGGCCTTGGGAGCCGGAGAGGCGGAAGGATTGGACGAGGGCTTGTGGGAGGCCTTGCAGGCGGGACGCGGAGCGGCCCCTGGGCTTCCGTTCGGACAGCCCGCCCAGCCGGGAATGTAAATGCCGTACCCATTCAAGATAAACGGATACATATACTCCAAGCGGACGAAGGAAGGCTTTTTGCGCATGCAAAGGCACGGATACCCCCGTCCGCTCTTCTCAATTCAAGACGAACTGGCCAAGACGCTCGGAGGCAAGTACAAGGCGATAGTGCGGAAGCTCATGGCGGACTTGCGGGGCAAGCTCCAAGGGCGGGACGTGACGCTCGACGACGACGGCGGGCTTGAGAGCCTTCTGCGGTTCTTCGAGGAGATGGGAAAGAAGGCGGCGGAAGCCTCCAAGCGCGTCTTGGACAAGGCCCGCGCGGCGGAGATAGCCCAAGAGCTGGAGCGCGAGTGGAAAGTCCAAGACCAAGAGGAAATCGACAACTTGGACAATTTGTACGAAGGGGAAATCGGCGACGACTTCCGCCCGGTCTTGGAGCGGACGCTCAAGAAGGAGCAGAAGGACTTCATAAACAAGATTCTCATCGACGGCGGCGACGCGTTCAAGATGAGGATTGACGGCTTCTCAATCGACAAGAAAAAGTTCTTCGAGGACAACATGGCGGAACTGCGGCGGCTTTACATCGACGACTCGATGAAGCGCGTGGCCGGAGAGACCAACTACATAAAGCGGAAAATCCTTGAGCGGCTCAACGCTTGGGCGACGAACCAAACGGACGAGCTTAAGCTGGACGACCTCACGGCGATGGCGTACAGGAACGGCGACAACCTTTCAAGGCTGTTCGCCCGCGACCAAATGCAAAGGTTCAACAAGGCCTGCGCGCTGTCCACTTTCGGGGCCGCGGGAGTGACCAAGGTCAAGTGGATGACCGCCAACGACGGCCGCGTGAGGAGCAAGGACGTAATCGACAAGAACGGAGTCTACCACCGGGCCCACACGAGGCTCAACGGCATGGTGTTCCCGGTGGACGAGCTTCCCATCGAGATTGACGACTACAACTGCAGGTGCGCGCTCGTTCCCGTGGAATGGGCGGACTGAATAAAAGGGAGGAAACAAGATGATAAAGGTAAAATGCGACGTGAAGGACACGCTGGAGCTGGACGAGCTTTCGGACTTCCAAGGGAACTTGAAGGAGCGCGGCGACGCGGACTTTGAGAAGATACAGAAGTCCATAAGGAAGCACGGCTTTTCTTTCCCCTTCTTCGTGTGGAAGAAAGGAAAGACCAACTGGGTGCTCGACGGCCACGGAAGGCTGGGAGCCCTGCGGAGAATGGCGGCGGGCGGAGAGGCCATTCCGCCGTTGCCTGTCGTCTACGTCAAGTGCAAGGACGAGGCGGAGGCCAAGGAAATCCTCTTGAAGCTCAACAGCCAGTACGGAAAGATGACCGCCGAAAGCGTCAAGGACTTCTTGGGCGACTTGGAGATAGAGTTCGAGGACTTGGCTCTTCCGGGCGGGTTCTTGGACTTGAAGGTTGAGTTCGACGACTTGGAGACGCAGGGCGACGACGACGCGCCGGAGGCGGACATGGAGAGCGAGCCGGACTCCAAGCCGGGCGAGATGTACGAGCTGGGCAACTCCATATTGATGTGCGGCGACAGCACGAGCGAGGAATATGTGGCGCGGCTTATGGGAGGAACTAAAATCACGCTGACATTCACAGACCCGCCCTATGAGTTTCAGACAAAAGGGGGCGGCATAGCAAAAAATTTAAAATATTTGAAACAAGTGGAGGTCAATGGCGTT